CAGATTCATAAGTGGTATGTCATGACTGATAAGGCTTTTAGTGTTGATAGGTCTAGAAACTCACTAACAATAACACCAAACTTGTTGTCTTATTATTCAAGTTTTAGTTTTTCGACAATATTTTCATTAAGTAAAGCTGAAAATTTCATGTCAGATCCTTCAGCTCCTAATATTGATTTTATTGAGTTAATTGTCACCCAAATATTAATGATGTCAAAATCCACCCAGTCTTTGAATGCAATTGATTTGTTAATGAACATTTCGAATTCAATTCCAGGTTTGGAAAAGGTGATTAATGAAAAAAATTATGATTTTAATTCAAGTGTCATGAAGTTTGATAGTAAGGTTGGAAGGGCTTATTGTAATCAAGAAATGTTGTTAAATAATTATATTGATGATTATGATAGAACTAAAGAGTCAATTTTTGATACAATTGAGTATTTAGGTAAAATTTCTAAAATTAATTATGAAATGAATGATACTCCTATTAATAATAAACATTATGTCGTTCATAAACTATGGAAGAGTGATGATGGGTCAAAGTTACAAAATTTAAGAGATACATATTGTTATGGTATTTCAAGAGTTGATAACAACAGTTTATATAAAGGGTTTAAAAAAAGATTTGATTATGAAACTCAAGTTGACTTTGATGTTGAAACAAGGTCGAAAGTTATTAATGGATTAGGTAGAATCTTAACAAGTAATGGAGTTTGTGATTTGGGTGAATTAACTTTTTTTGAGTTATCAAGTAAGTTAAAGTTTCAATCGTCACCTGGTCATTTTATCAGAATGATTTCAAATGGTGAAGCTAAAATGACTGATGTTTTGTCTGAAGAAGGTTTAAAGGTTATTAAATTGTATGATGATTATTTTGATGGTGATAGACATTTAAATTTGGATTTGTCTTACAGTGTTATATCAAAAAAAGAGAAATTAAAGATAAAAAAAAATGAACTTGGTCAAAATGAAATGAAAGATACACGGGCTGTTGAATTTCAAAATATGTTTGCTAGAGCTTCATGTTCTAAATCATTTGGGATGTTAACAAACAAAATCAAAAAAAGGAAAATTCCTCAATTAACTGGTGGTCTAACCCCTAAAGAAATAGCTGAAGTTATTAGAAAGAATTGGAATTCGTGTAAAGATCCTTGTGCTATTAAATTAGATGTTCCAAACTGGGATGGTCATATTTCGAAAGAACTGTTAGAAGTTGAATCAAAAATTAGAGAATTTATTCACACAAAAAAAATTACTGGTAGGTTTTACAAGTGGTTGAAAACAAGTTTGGATACGTGGATGATTTTCCCTGATGGTAATGTTTTTAAAATGAAAGCCAAAAGGAAATCAGGTGAATTTTCAACTTCATCAGGTAATGGTTTGTTGAATTTGTTTTGTTCATGTTATGTTATTTCAAGAGTTTTTCCTAATTGGTCAACTGAACAAATTTTAGAATTTATTAGGATGGTGATTGAAGGTGATGATGGGTTATGGATAGCCGAAAGACAATTTTTAGAAAAATTAAGTTCATTGAATGTTGAGAAGTATTGGAATGAATTGGGGATGACACAATTTAAAAATGGGAAGTTTCCTAAACTAATTTATCATTTTCATGATATTGAGTATTGTTCCAATATGTTTAGAATAACTAATAAAAATAATTGTGTTCCTGTGAGGATTAAATCAGAATTAATTTCAAAAATAACTTTAACATGTAATAAAATTTTAGGATCAAAAAAATGGAGAAAATTTAAAGGAAAGTTTGTCACAAATATTTTGTCTTATTTAGTCATGTATCATTATATTTATGAGATTAAAATTTTTTGTTTGTTGTTATTAAGTTTTGTTGAACCAACAGCACATTTGGATTTAACTGATTATTCATCACATGAACAAGAAAAGTTGAATTTATTATTTAAAAATAGGTCTCCAATTGATATAATAAATGAAGTAATTGAGTCTGATGAATATTTGACTCTAGATGATCATGCTAAATTAGGATATCATAGAGTTTTTGATTATGACAAATTGTTTTCAAGAGTAGAAGAATTAAATAAAAAAGGTGAAATTTTGAATTATTATTTAGTAAATTCTGCTAAGTGCATATATAAAGATTTGAAATTTAAAATTGGAAATTTAAAAGAGGAATTTCATGATCATTATTGTGAATCTTGTTTTGTTAAATATTTTCATTGTCATAAATTTGATAATTTAAATCATAGAGAACATGACTTTCAATGCCCAAATGTAAATTGTGAAAAATATTATGGATTAGGTGATACATTTCAACAATCAAA